CGGGAAATCTGCGCGGAGCGGAATCTCAGGGTGGCGGCCCCGTGACGCTCGTGGAGCTGAAGGTCGTTCGGTACGAGCTCGAGGACCGGGAGAAGGCCCTCCTCGAGCACGAGAGGCGCGCGGCCGCGGGGAACCAGTGGGCCCAGAGGCGGGACCTGCGGGAACAGCGCCACCAGGTGGAGCTCCGGCGGGCCGAGGTGGAGCGCCGCATCCGAGCGATGGAGGGAGGGGCGTGAACCTCGAGTGCGGACACGACGAAGAGGCCGGCCTCGTCTGCGCGGCGTGCGCGGTGGAAGTCCTCCGGGCCGGCACCAAGCTCGAGGAGGAGCTCCTCCGGGCCGGCGACCGCCTCGCCCTCGTCCGGCGCTTCGCGGGCGTCTGGAAGGCCTCCGGCGGCCCCCTGAACCAGTACCTCGCCGGGAAGCTCCTGAAGGTGCTGGACGCCGACGAGGCGCAGCTCGAGGTCCTGAAGACGACGAAGGTCCTCGCGGCGCAGGAAGGGGGCTTCGAGGGTGAGATCGAGGCCTCCACCGACTACGACCCGGGAGACAAGGTCATCAAGCGCCGGAAGCTGACGCTGGGAGAGACCCCGTGATCCGCTGCGGAGAGCCCGGGTGCGGAAAGCCCATCGTGGGAGAGGAACGTCCCCTGCGACAGGGAGAGACGGAGACCTGGGGCGGCCCGTGCCGCAAGTGCAGGGGGAAGAGGGGAGCGGCCGCCATGCGGAGGACGCTCGCCATCCATCACCGAGGCTTCAAGGGAGCGAAGGGGAGGACGTTGCCGTGAGGCACCGACTGGCGGGAGAGGCGAAGGGCGTTCTCGAGGAGATCCTCCGGGACATCGACGAATTCCTCGAGGAACCAGGCCTCGAGCTTCCGGTGGAGAGCGAGGGGGAGCTGAAGCGCATGGTCCGGGTGACCGGTCGGCCCCGGGTCATCCTCGTCCGGGAAATGGAACGAGCGGAGGCGGTCCGCTCGAGCATCACGGGCCGGGCCTTCGAGCCGCCTCCGACGTTCGGGACGCTCCTGCGTCTCGCACGGCTCGAGGTGAAGAGGGCGCTGGCGGAAGGCGCGGGGGCGTAGCTCATGCCCTCCGTGAACCTAGACCTCGGCTACTTCGACCATCCAAAGACCGTACGTCTCGAGCTGCTCTTAGGACGTGGCGCGGCTGTACTCCCTATCCGCCTGTGGATCTACTGCGCGAGGTACCACCGGAAGGACGGAAGACTGACCGCGTACACGCCGGAGACCTTGGAGGCGGCGCTCGGGTGGCGCGGTAAGCCGGGCTCGGCTGTCACGGGACTTCTCGATTGCGGGGCCCACATCGGACGAAAGGGCTTCCTCGAGCAGACTGATGACGGTTTCCGGGTTCATGACTGGGAAGAGCACCAGGGACACCTCGAGAAGTACCACGAGGCGGCGAAGGTGGCCGCGAACGCCCGGTGGAGCCGGCGGTCTCCACCTCCCGAGAGTGACCGCAATGCGGATTGCAATGCGGATCGCATTCCGGATTGCAATGCGGATCGCAATGCCCCGGCAGGGCAGGGCAATGCACTACTACCCCCCCCTACCCCCCGCTGGGGGGCGCCTTCGGCCCGAGCGCCACGACGGATCGCCCGGGCGCTGGTCGGAGCCCACCCGCCGGACGAAGGCCCACCGCTGCGGGAGGTCGACCAGGAGAGCCCGCTTTGGGTGATCGGCGTGGCGAAGGCGCTGGGCTCGCCGCTCCGGCCCGTGGTGCCGGATGGGCTGATGGGGGACTACCAGGCCTGGCGACGCGGACCGGCGGACGAGTGGAACGAGGAATTCGAGCCCGAGGGCTGGCGGGCAAAGTTGGAAGCCGCGTTCGAGGAAGCGGCAGTGGAAGACCGGCGGATGGCCGGAGGAGGAGGAAGGTGAGCGTGAACGTGCAGGCCCTCTTCGACGATGTGATGCGCCAGAAGCCGAGCGATCGGCTGCGGCTCGCCGCGATGCTGCTCGACACGGACCCGACGAAGGCTGAGATGGCCCTCGGGATCGCGAAGAGCGCGTGTCACGAGATCGAGATGCCGATTCTGGACAGGAAGCTGGAGGCCTCCCGGAAGCGGCTCGAGGCGTCCCATGTTTCGAACCGGGTGAAGACCGATGGGTGACGGCACAGGGATCGCCTGGACGGACGCGACCTGGAATCCCGTCCGCGGCTGCTCGCGGGTCTCCGAGGGGTGCCGCAACTGCTACGCCGAGAGGATCGCGGCGCGGTTCTCCGGCCCTGGGAAGCCGTTCGAAGGGTTCGCGGAACATCCGGCCTACAGCCAGGGCACTCCCGCCGCCTGCCATCGGCCCGCGCGCCCGAGATGGACCGGGAAGGTCGCCCTCGTGCCCGAGAAACTCGACGAGCCGCTTCACTGGCGGAAGCCACGGCGCGTCTTCGTCAACTCCATGAGCGACCTGTTCCACGAGAGTCTTCCGTTCGAGGACATTGACCTCGTGTTTGCGGCGATGGCCCAAGCGCCCCGGCAGACGTTCCAAGTGCTCACAAAGAGGCCGCAACGAGCCCGGGAGTATTTCTCGAAGAGGGATCCTCACCTCGCGATGACGAGATGCTTCCGGAACTTCAAGGACTACGAGAAGCCGGTCGGCCCATGGCCCCTCCCGAACGTCTGGCTAGGCGTCTCCGCGGAGGATCAGGGCACCCTAAGAGAGCGAGCGTGGACCCTGCTAAAGACTCCGGCCGCCGTCCGGTTCATCTCGCTCGAGCCCCTCCTCGGCCCCGTCGATCTCAACGAGCCGGAGCTGCTCTGCGATGCGTGGCGAAGGGGCGGGACCATCGGGACCTACCTCGACTGGGTGATTGTTGGTGGGGAGTCCGGCCCGAAGGCCCGGCCCTGCGACGTCGCCTGGATTCGGCGCGTCGTCGAGCAGTGCCGGGAGACGAAGACGGCCGTTTTCGTGAAACAGCTCGGGGCGCGCCCGACCGGCGAACCGTGGGCCGTGAACCGGAAGTTCTCTCCCCTCGTGAACTCCCGTTCCGGCTCTGATCCTGCCGAGTGGCCGGAAGACCTCCGCGTGCGGGAGTTCCCGGAGGTGCGGGGATGAGCATCGCCGACACGCACGAGCCCGCCCCGATCCCGAACGACCGCCCGGCCGTCTGGTCGCTCGTCATCGCCGACATGCAGGCCCGGGACGCCGAAGGCCGGCGGAAGTACGGGACGCCCCTCCAGCCCCACAACGGGCGAGATGCTCTCGTCGACGCGTACCAGGAAGCTCTCGACCTCGTCGTCTACCTGCGGCAGGCGATCGAGGAGCGGAAGGACGAAACCCGGCAACCTCGAGCCGTCGCCGAGGCGAAGGCCTTCCTCGAGGAAGGAATCATCCGGTCCTGCGGGCACCCCGACCCCGAGGAGGCATGGCGGATCCTCCACCGGAACGCGGACCGTGCGCGCCTCGTGCTCGCGGAGGCGTTGTCGTGATACCGACGATGTCCGGCTATCGGATCGCGCGGGACTGGGGCGAAGCACGAATGTCGTCTCTCGAGCGCTTGCCCGAAAAGGAGTATCTGGAGCTCGTCCGGGACGTGCGAGAGGGACTCTGCGAGGTGATGGAGGCCGCGGTGGCGCCTCGCCTGGCTGCATGGGAGGCGTGCTGCGGAGCGGGGCGAGGGATCAGGAGAGCGGGTAAATGACGCCTATCTTCGGAGGCCCGGGCGTCCTGGCCGATCTCGAGGCGAAGTCGAAGCGCGAGCGGTACGTCCTCGAGCTCGAGGCGCAGTTGGTGCGCGCAGGCGTGCCGGCTGCGGAGCGAGAGGTGAAGTTCCACCCGACTCGTAAGTGGCGTCTGGACTTCGCCTGGCCGGAGTGGAAGGTGGCGATCGAGTACCAGGGCGGCCTCTTCGCCGGAGCCAAGAAGGGGATGAAGGACGAGTGGAAGGACCGAGCCTCGCACCGGAGCCTCGCCGGGACCCTCCGGGACCACTGGAAGGGGAACGAGGCCCAGCTCCTCGGATGGGTCGTGATCCTCGCGAACGCTCAGACCGTGGTGACTGGGCAGGTCCTCGCTTGGGCCGAGCGGGCGCTCGTCGCGCGCGGCTGGAAGGGGGCGCCCGGAAGGCCTGCGGCGGTCTGGGCCGACGGGGAGGCGGAGATAGCGGCGACGGAGAAGGGGCTCCGCGTCGTGGCGCGAAAGGGCTCTCAGAAGCGAAAGAAGAGGGTAGTTCTAATGGCCGGAGTGGCGGCGAGCGCGCTTCGCGGAGTGGCGGCTCTCGACGCCCACGAGGAGGAGTTCGAGGTGTTCAAGCGGTTCGTGAAGGCGAGGGTGCTGGGATGATGGTGTCCTGCCACGAGCTCGAGCCGGCGGTCCTGCGGAAGTACCGGGAGCTGAAGCTCCTCGAAGGGCAAGCCGAAGCCCACGCTCTGGGGGCGATGGGCGCGGGCAGCACGGACTCCGCCGCACGGGACTTGTTCTCCGCGAGGTGCTACGCCGCCGCGGCGGAAGGCCTCGCGCGCACGGCGAGCCGGATCTACTCGAAAGCCGCCGGGTGGGAGATCACGTTTGACGGCGTTTCGTACCGCACGGCGCCGGCCGAGGGCGACGAGTAGTGGGGATGACGTTCTGCCCCGGCTGCGGAAAGCCGATGGTTCCCACGAAGGCCCGGATCCACGAAGAGCACGTCTCGGCGGTAGACGACGATCCACTCCGCTTCCGGCCCGTCTCGAATCGTCTCTGGACGTGCCCGGCGCCGGCCGGGTGCGGAAAGCGATGGCTTTTCCCGTGGGTGCAGCTCGACCCAGTCGAGACGAAGCTCCGCTCCCTTCCACCGGCTTTTAGTCCCGATCGGGGCCGGAAGAGGGTGACGCGCCGCTAACCCCGGGCGGACCCTCGGGCCGTGAAGCCCGCCTCGAGAAACAAGCACCCGAAGCGACCGGCAGCGGTATCGGGGAGCGGCGTGCGGCCCGGGAAACTCCAGGCCGCCGCCGCGTCATCTTCGAAGGCGAAAGCGAAAGCGAAGGGACCGGCCCCTCGGCTCTCGACGTCGAAGGGGAAGTCCTCGCTAAACCCGACACCCCTACGCGCGCGTAAGGAACCCCTGCACCCGTGCGTCGGCAAGCCGGGCCCGAAGCCCTACGACTGGCGCCCGATCTTCCTGAAGTCCATCCGGTACTCAGTCGGCGTCGTCCAGCCGGCCGCCGAAGCCGCCGCCATCTGCCGGGACACGGCGTACGAGGAGCGGAAGAAGAACCCGGACTTCGCGAAGGACTGGGAAACCGCCGTCCAGGCCGGCGTCGACGACCTCGAGCAACACGCGCTCGAGCTCGCCCGCGGCCGGATGGTCAAGGGGATCTACTACGAAGGGGAGCGAGTCGGGCAGGAGCCCGTCCAGTTCGAGAGGACCCTCCACAAGGCGCTCGCGAAGCACCGCCCGGAGTGGGGCGACCGCACCGAGCTCACCGGCAAGGGGGGGAAGCCTCTGATCCCCGGGAACCTACGCTCTTTCGACCTCGAAGCGATGTCCGACGAGGAACTGGATGCTCTCCGCACAAAGCTCGACGACGCTGCCGCCACCGCGCATTGACGCGATGCGGGGAGCGGTCGCCGCGGAAGCGGAGCGACGTCGGCGTGCGCGTGCGTGGAAGCCGGACTTCCGCGGCGCCGCTCTCGAGGCGCAGAGCATCACGGACCACGAGTGGATCCTCAGCGGGCCGGCGGAGACGGGTAAGACCTGGGCCGCCTGCTGGCGTCTGGACAGTCTCCTCCGCACCACGCCGAACGCCACGGCCGCCCTTGTGCGGAAGGTCCGCGCCGACATGGGGAGCACGGTCCTCAAGACCTACGAGCGCCTGGCGAAGACCCGAGGGGGAGTCGAGGCGTACGGCGGGAAGCATCCCGAGTGGTACGAGTACGAGAACGGCGCCGTCCTCTACATCGGCGGGATGGACCGTCCCGGCAAGGTCCTCTCCGGCGAGCGTGACTGGATCGTCGGGAACCAGCTCGAGGAATTCACCCTCGACGACTGGGAGACCCTCACCACCCGCTGCACGGGCCGCGGCGCGAGGACGAAGACCCCGATGCTTTTCGGGGACTGCAACCCGGCCCAGCCTTCGCATTGGATCCTCAAGCGGCCGAGCCTGAAGGTCCTGCACTCCTTCCACCAGAACAACCCGAGCCTCTACACCGCGGACGGAGACCTCACCGAGCAGGGCATCCGCTCTATGGCGATTCTCGACGCCCTCACCGGCGTCCGGCGCGAGCGGCTCCGCTTCGGGAGGTGGGTCGCGGCCGAGGGGATCGTCTACGACGGCTTCTCGAGGGGCGTCCACCTGATTCCCCGCGACCAGGCCCCGGCGATCAAGCGGTGGGTCGGGTCGATCGACTGGGGATTCACGAATCCCTCCGTCTTCCAGCTCTGGGGGATCGACGGGGACGGCCGGATGTACCTCCTCCGGGAGCTCTACCGCACCCAGCGCCTCGCCGAGGACTTCGCCGAGGACATCAAGGCGCTCCTGAAGTCCGAGGGGATCTCCCTCGAGCGCGCCGGCACGGAGCGGGCTCTCGAGTGCATCGTCGCCGACCACGACGCCGAGGACCGGGCCACGATCGCCCGGCGAGGCCTTCCCACCCGAGCGGCCATCAAGGAGATCGGCGCCGGCATCCAGAAGGTGCAGGCACGGCTCCGGACGGCTGGTGACGGGAAGGCCCGGATCTACTTCCTCGAGGGAGCCCTCGCCGAGCGGGATGCCGACCTCGGGGAGCGCCACCTCCCGACCGGGACGGTGGACGAGCTCGAGGCCTACGCCTGGCCGAAGTCGCCCGATGGGAAGCCCGTCAAGGAGATCCCCGTCGACGTGAACAACCACGGGTGCGACGCCATGAGGTATGCCGTGGAGTACGTCGACCGCTCGCGCGGCCCCGAGGTCCCCTTCGCCGAACGCGTGACCGCGAAGGTCGAAGAGAAGCAGATCCCGATCCAGGACATCACCGCCCGGCACCAGGCCTTCATCGAAGCGCAGGCCGAGGTGAAGAAGACCACCCAGCGCCCCCGGTTCCTCCCCGCGAACCTCTCGCGCCTCCGGAGGCCCCGTTGAGGCCCACCCCCGTCCTCCCGTCCTGCGGCCTCACTCCCCGCAGGCACTCCTTCCCCGGAGGGGCCGTCGATTCGCCCCGGCGGCCCCTCCACCTTTTCGTCCTCTTCACCGCCCTCCTCGCCGTCGGCTGCTCGAGCCCGGCGACGAAGGTCCTCACGAGCGCGAACGCCTGGGCCTGGGCGAATGCCCGGTACGAGGAGCGGTGCGTGCTCGTCCCCGGCGCCGGGTGCGAGGGAACGCACGCGGCCCTCGCCGGCTGGCGTACCCGCCTCGACGAAGCCGAGCAGGCCCTCGAGAGGGGCGGAAGCCTCCCCCTGCAACTGAAGGAACTGGCCGGCGCCGAGAAGCGCGCCGTGGCCTCTCTCCCGAAGGAGAAGTGATGTCGACCAAGGAAGAACTCGACGCCATCCGCGATCGGCTCGACGCCCTCGAGGCGAAGGCCCCCGCGGTCACCCCGAACACCGGAGGCCTCTTCGCCTTCGTCCGTCCGATCCCCTCCGCCCCCCGGCACGGCCTCGGGAGCCGGATGGACGGTCCCGACCTCTGGGAGGGCGTGAAGCGCGCGTGCTCCGGCGTGAACTATCAGGGGACGCAGGTCCACGGGACCGAGACCGAGGACGACGTCTGGCAGGAGATCGAGCGTCTGAAGATCGGCGACCCCGAGCTCCTCCCGAAGTACCAGGCCCTCGATCCGGCCTTCGTCGGCTTCGCCCTCCTCACCGGCCTGATCGACGTCGCGAAGTGGGATCCGCTCGGTTTCGGGATCAACGCCCGCAAGCGGGAGAACTTCGCCAAGACGGGGACGACGATCTCCTCCTGGCTCGAGGATCAGTTCCGGATCGGCAACGGCGGCCCGGGAATCGGCGGGGAGTGAACCGGTGGGCCTGGCTCCTGGCGGCGCTCGTGGCGGTATCGGCGGAGGCGCAGTGGGTGCCCCCGCCGGTCGCCACGCGCACGCCGACACGCCGGCCACCGGCTACTGCCACGCCACGCCCGACGGCGACCCCCTCGCCTGCAACGTCCGCACCCACAACGACGCCGAGGCCTACTTCGACGCCCTCACCGCTGGGGACCTCTACGCCCTCGCCGCAGCCGACCACCACGAGTGGTGCGTCAACCAGTCGGGACCTGAAGGTGCGCCTCGTGGCGCCGGCGGGAGTGGCAGTCCCGGCTCTCGGGGAGCCGCTCCGATGGGCGGACGGCCCGGAGATCGAGGTCCTTGTCTACGTCCCGGAGGGGGCGTGGCCGATCTCGGTGCGTCTCGTGAGGCTGAGGTGATCCCGTGAAGGAAGCCCTCCTCGTCCTCCAGGGCCTCGTGACGCTCGGCAATTCGCCCGAGGGGAAAGCCGCTCTGCGGAAGCTCCTCGGCATGGACAACCCGAAGGCGGAGGACGTGAGGAAAACCCTCGCCGGCCTCCCGCCCCTGCACCCCCCCAAGGAGAAGTGATGCCGCTCGACGGACAGGAAGCATTCGCCCTCGCGCTCGACGCTCTCGAGGTCGCGAAGTCGATCGACACGGCGATCAAGGGCCTTCCCCCGAAGGCGGAGCGGACCGCCGTTCACTACGCGGCCGCGTTCGGCGCCGCGCCGGGAACCCCGCTCTACCTCACGGCCGCCCTGATCGACAAGGCTGAGGCCGAGATCAAGGACTGACGTGGGGGAGCCGCTCGTCGTCGTTCCCGCAACCCGCCCGCGCCGGCAGGGGGAGTTCTGGCTGATCGTCGTCGCGATCGCCCTCTGGTGTTTCCAGGGGATCGTCGCCCTCGCGGCGAATGCCGGGTACGCAGTCCCCAGAGCGCTCGGATTCTCGGGAGCGACCGCAGGGCTCCTCTTCGCCGGCCTCTCCATGCTCGCCCGCCTTGCGGCCCCGGAGACCCTCTCGGGTATCTGGGACCTCGACCGCAGCACCCGTGACGCGACCGTCCGGAGGGATCCGTGCCCGAAAACCTGAAGGATCTCGTCCAGGTCGTCGCCTTCATGGGCGCCGCCGCGGCCGCCGCGGTCGCCGCGTATCAGGGAGCCGTGCGGCAGACGGCGAGAGGGATGCAGCCCCTCGTAGGGGACCCTCCCGTCCCCTCCGCCGTCCCCCTCTCGCAGCGCGTGGACGAAGCCCTCGCGTGGCTGCGCCGGCTCGAGGAGAGGCAGATGCAGTCCGAGCGGACCTCGTTCGACCTACGCGAAGACGTCGGGCGAAACACCCGGTCGATCGGCTCTCTCGACGAAACCTCCCGGGGCCACGAAACGCGGATCTCGAGGCTCGAGCATCGGGTGGACAACGTCGAGCGCCGGTGCGGGATGAAGCACCGGGCCGAGGACGAACCGTTCGCGGGGAGCGCGGCGTGATCGAGCATCTGGGCGTCTACGCGGTGCTGGCGGTCTGCGTGGCCGTCCTCCAGGCGCAGCTCACGACGCTCTCCCGGGCCCTTCGGGCGCTCCAGGACGGGCGCGAGAAAGATCGGAAAGCCGCGGACTCCTCGGCGGGCCATCCGTCGTTGGTGGAGTCGACGCACGAGAGTCCGCGGCCGACCCCTTCGACCGGAACGCCTCACCCTCCGCAGGCCCCCCGGCTCATCTCTCCGACCCGGGCAAAGCTCGAGATGGAACGGAAGTTCTCCCTGAAGGCCCAAGCCGCGGCCGTCCTCCGGCGCGCGGCTGAGGAGCAGGCCCGATGAGTGCCATTCCCGAGGACCTGATCGAAGGCCTGATGGGCGGGGACTCCGAGGCCGACGAAGCGCGGACGCAGCAAAAGCAGCGCGGCCTCTACGTCGGAGACGACAACGCGGTCACCTACGAGCGCGCGGCGCTGGACCTCTCGATCGAGGAGGAGGCGGCCATCAAGGCGCTCCTCGTGGAGATCGAGCAGGCCGACGACGGGTTCCGGATGGAGGAGATCCGCCCGGCGCTCGAGAGGCGCGAGGCGTGGAATGGACGCCAGCTCCTCGCGTGGGACCCGGGGGAGCGGCGGTATGTGGACGTCATCCGGCAGATGGAAGACGACGCGGAGCCCGACCAGGACATCCCGAGCTTCCACACGGACAACTTCTTCACACCCTACGGGCTCGACTACGTCGCCCTGATGATCGCGTCGCCGATCCAGACCTCCTTCGCCCCCGGCGACCCGGACAAGCCCCGGGACGTCATCGCGGCCGAAGAGGCGGAGCGGTTCGTGGAGTGGCTCAACAAACAGAACGACTCCCTCACCCTCCGGCGCTGGCAAGCGTTCTACTTCTGGACCGACGGCTTCGCGGCCACCTACACCCGCCTCCGGGCCGACAAGGCGCGGTTCGGGTCGAAGCAGGAGCCGGAGATCGGGCTCGAGTACGGCGAGCTCCGGCCGGCGGGGATGCGCTGCGCGCTCTGCTCCGGCGTCTCCTCGGTGGATTCGCCGGCGTGCGACGACTGCGGTACGCCGCACGGACCCGGCTCGTACATGGTGGCGCCGGAGATGGGACTCGTCCCCCGCGTGACGCGGATGCTCGAGATCCCGAAGTCCGGCGTGGTGAAGACCTCGCACGGGCTGATCGAAGTCCGGCGCTCGCCCGGCGCGCGCCTCGTGCGCGAGTGCGGGTACCTCATCCTCTCCGAGGACGTTCCCCGCGCCCACGCGATCAGCCTCTACCCGGAGAAGTCCGACGAGATCGGCAACCGCGACGAAGGGACGTCCGCCGAGGGGTACGAGACCTCGGCTCGCCGCGGCCTGATCTACGGCGGGAACCAGCGGTCCGGCCACCTCGTCACCTACAAGCGCGCGTGGATCCGCCCCTGGCAGCTCGAGGCGATCGGGAACGAGGAAGTCCGGGAAGCCCTGAAGCAGAAGGCCGTGGACGGTCTCCTCCTCGTCTTCATGGGCGGCGCGCTCTGCGAGGTCCTCGCCGAGTCGATGGACGAGCACTGGACTTTCCGCTTCATCTACCCGGGCCACGGCTCGGGAGTGGTGGCGGCCGGCTCGGCCACCTGGGAACTCCAGCAGACGGCGAACGAGCTCCTCAACCTGCGCGTCGAAGGTGCCCGACAGGGGATCCCGGCTCTCATCGTGAACAACGACGTCCTCGATCCCGAGGCCTTCGCCGCCGGCCGCATCCAACCGGGCCTCATCTACCAGGCGAAGACCCCGACCGACGGCGGGAGCATCCAGAACGCGGTCGTGGCGACCCCCGTCGCGAACCTCCCGGCCGAAGTCGGCAACCTCGAGAACGAGCTCGGGAACCAGCGGGCGCAGCAGCGCAGCGGCCTCGTCCCGGCCCTCTGGGGCGGGCAGGCGGGCGGCGCCGGCAGGACCCTCGGCGGCTACCGCCTCATGCGGGACCAGGGCCTCATGCGGCACGGCATCCCGTGGAAGGAACTCGAGGCGATCTCCTACGAGTCCGATCTCCAGGCCGTGAAGCTCTACGCCCGCGACGGCTACGACGACATCGAGATCACCGACCAGGGCGAAGCCGGCGAGTGGGGGAAGAGCGTCATCTCCATCGACTCCCTCTCCGGCGAGATCCGGATCGAGGCGGACGACGACGCCGGGTTCCCGATGTCGCCGGCCGAGCGGCGCGCGGCGTGGTTCGAGTACATGGGCAACCCCGGCCTCGCTCCGATGCTCATGGGGCCGCAGAACGAGTCGATGACGGCCGAGAACATGGGCCTTCGGGACCTGCGGTTCCCCGGACAGGACGCCCGCGAGCAGCAGCGCAAGGAGATCGACGAGCTTCTCCAGGGCGCTCCGATCCCCGACCCGATGACCGGGCAGCTCACGAGCACGGTCGACGTGGACGTGGAGCTCGAGGACCACAGCGCGCACGCCCAGGCGATCGAAATCTGGGCGAACTCGAGGGATGGCGCGAAGACGAAGGACGAGAACCCCGCCGGCTTCGCGAACGTGAAGGCCCATTGGGCGCAGCACCTCAAGGCGAAGACCCAGAAAGTGATGCTCGTGCAGGCCCTTTCCATGCCCCCGATGCCGATGGGGATGCCCGGCCTGCCGGGGATGCCCCCGGGCGGACCTCCGCCTCCGATGCCCCCCGGGCCGCCTCGTGGGCCCGTGGGACCCCCGATCCGCAGAGAGAACCCGATGGACGCACCGATGGGACCCGGGGAAGCCCCCGGAGCCCCCGGCCTCGGCGCGCCCGTGATGTAGGGAGACGACATGGCGCTCGAGAAGTCCATCACGATCCTCAACACCATCGGCGTCGCAACCGACGCGGACGGCGTCTGGAACTACGTCGGAAACGTGCGGGCGCCGTTCACCGTCCACGTGACCGGCTCCGGCGCGGGCGACACGATCACCATCAACGCCTCGTGCGCCGCGAAGCCCCTGAACACGACGCACGACGTGTCCGTCGGCGCGATCGTCGCTGACGGCTTCACCGTCATCTCCCAGCCCGTGAAGTGGATCAAGGCACGCAAGCCCGCGGCGACTCAGTCGTCCGCGGTCTTCCTGCACGGCCACCTCATCTAAGAGCGCCCCGGGGAGCCCCTTCCCCGAAACCGGCAACGGGCGAGCCGAAAAACGCCCGGGAGGTCCTGACATGGCGGACGAAATTCAGACCGGGGCGAGCGCGGCCCCGACCGTAGACGCGGGAGCAGCCTCGCCGGCGCCAAGCGAGAGCTCTGCCGCCCCCGAGAAGACGTCCCTCTTCCAGGCCCTCATGGCCGAGGGGGAGGATGCGGGTGAGGACCCGGCCGAAGAGGCGGAAACCGACGTCGATGGGATGGACTCCGCTCCTGGCGAGACGCCGGAAGCGGACGCTGCGACCGAAGAGGCGAAGTCCGAAGAGGACCCGACCGCCGAGGAGGACGTTCCGAAGGACCTGCGCGCGGTCCTGAAGAAGTTCCCCGAGCTGCGGGCGGCGCACTTCTACAAACGGGACCTCGACTCCCTCGGCATCTCGGTCGACGAAGCGCAGGAGTACCGACAGAGCATCCAGTCTCTCGAGGACCTGCGGATGACGGTCAACCGGGCGCAGCAGCTCGACGCGTTCGAAGGCCTCTTCACGCACCAGGACGCCGAAGCCCCGATCAGGTTCCTCGAGGGGCTCCGGGCGGTCGACAACAACGCCGCGAACCGGTTCGTCCGCACCCTCGCGTCCCATCTCCCCGAGATCGCCCCCGAGGCGTACTACGAGATCGGAGGCCGCGCCTGGGAGGTCGGCCTGAAGAACCTCGAGGCGCTGGCGGCCGATGACCCGTTCCGCCGTGAGGCCCTGGCGGCCGTCCGGGAGATGGTCGCAGAGGTCGCCTCCAACCCTCAGACCCGCAAGCCCGAGGCGCCCAGGCTCGCCAACCCCGAAGCCGAGGAGCTCTCCGCGAGGCGGGCCCACGAGGAGCGGGCGACGGAGCAGTACTGGACGGGCCTTCGCAACCAGGCGAACCAGCACGCGGACCAGTCGGTGCGGGCGATCCTGGCCGACGTCGAGAAGCGGCGGGACCCGGACGGGATCCTCATGACCCCCGACCTCCGCGAAAAGATCGTTCACGAGATCCACCGGACCGTAGCCGGCAACCGCACCATCCACGACCTCTTCACCCAGGCCCTCTACGACACCTCCGTTCACCCGTCCCAGCGGATCGCGAAAGCGGCCTCTCTGGTGTCGGCGCGGGCGAAGAACGTGGCCGATCTGGTCTTCAAGAGGAGCACGGACGGGATGGCGGACCGCATCCGGAAGGTCTCTCAGCAGAAGCTCGGGAAGGCCGCGAAGGTCGTCTCCATGCGCGAGGCCACGGGGGGCCGACCGGCATCCACGCCGGCCGCTCCTCTCCCTCGAGGCGCACGGGTGACGAGCCGCGACATCTTCCGGGCCGTCATGAAGGGGTAACACACCATGCCGATGGTCGACGCTGATGCCGTAGCGACCTACCTCGAGAAGGTTCGGAAGAAGAACCCTCTCCCGAAGATGACGAACCAGGACTCCGACGTCTACAAGCTCCTGAAGACCAGGGGCGACGTCGTGACGATCGGTTCGAAGGCCTACCGGGCGCCCATCTGGGTCCGCTCCGGCGGCCGCTTCTCCACCGCGAACCTCAACGGGGCGAACGCCCTCGGGCTCGGCAACGCCGGGATCCGGAAGGAGTACACCGCCTCGCCGTACGGGATCAAGCTCGCCAAGGAGCTCTCCCTCTCCGTCGAGTACCACTCCAACAGCCCCGAGAAGGCCGTGGAGAACATCGTCGAGAGCGAGATGGAGGACTCGAGCAAGATGATGGCGAGCGGCCTCGACATCATCTGCTTCACCGCGGGCAACGGCGTCCTCTCCGCCGTCGTCTCCGGCCAGACGACCACGACCCTCGTGGTGGCCGACGCCCGGCTCTTCCAGCCCGGCATGGCGGTCTCCTGCTACAACGCCGCGCAGAGCACCCAGCGCCTCACGGGCGCCTCCGCCACCGACGTCGAGGTCCTGACCGTCGACTACGAGACGAACACGATCACGACCTCCGTGGCGTTCGCCGCGCAGATCGCCACCGACGTCATGTGCCTCGGCGGCCTCGTCGGCGCGACCCCGGTCACGGTCGGCGGATTCCCCATGTGGCACAACGGCGCGGTCACCGGCCTCGTCGGCGGCCTCGACCGGGCGACCATCCCCGAGATCCGCACCCCGACCCTCGCCGCCGCGGCGCAGCTCACCCCCTCCCACGGCTACCAGCTCCTCACGAAGATGCGGCGCAAGAGGGGCAAGGACTCCGTCCGCAAGGGCCTCTGGATCGGCTCCCTCGCCACCTGGGCGGGGCAGGGCGAGTCCGCCACCCTCACGCAGACCCTCGACGGGCCGGCGAACGGCGACACCGTCCCCGACTTCGGGTTCGACATCGAGACCGACGGGAAGTTCTGCGGCCGGCCCTTCAAGCAGGCCACGCACGCCCCCGACGACCGCCTCGAGTACTTCGTCCCCGAGGCCTGGGCCCGCCTCGTCGTGGAGGACGTGAAGCTCCTGAAGATGGGGAACCAGACCATCTTCCCGCGCTACGACCCGACGACCGGTTCCCCGACCTCCGCGTACCTCTGGTACCTCTACTGGGAAGGCGCCTTCATGTGCGTCGACACCAGCGCCGGCGGGTACATCTCCTCTCTGACCAAGCCGACCGGCTACTGATGATGAAGGGCCTGGCGGACCTCGAAATGACGGCTCTGGATGGGAGGGGGGAGTCCGCCCCTCCCTCCCCTCGCTTCCCCCACGTTCTGGTCGTCCACGACTGGCAACCCGTGGCGGATCCCTCGTGGCAGCGCATCCTCACGGAGACTGCCGGAACGAACCTCTACGACGAGCCGCACCTGCGGATCGTGAACGGAAGCTCTCGTCTCGAGCTCATCGGTGGCCTCTGGGTCAACGTCGAACGCGAAGACGCCGGCCTCCCGTCCCTCCGAAACCAGTGGGACCAGAAGTATCCCTGGCTCGAGGACTTCTGGATCGTCGAGGAGTGGTTCCCTCAGACCGTCTCTCGTGAGACCTGGGAAGCGCGCGAGCGCGAGACCGAGGACGGAATCACGTTCCTCGCGCATCCGCTCTACCCCTCTCGAGGGGAATACCTCTACTTCACGCACTTCCGGCGCCCCTCGGGCCTCGGAGAGGACCTCCCGGAGATCCCGACCCCTTCGGGCCTGCGGTTCCTGGCGGGCCTCTGGAGGCGAAGCAGGGACCTGAAGCCGCCCTCTCGCAGGGAGAGGGAGCGGCGAGCCACGGAGAAGCGCGAGCGCGCGGAAGCGGTCGCGAAGTCGAAACGTCGGGACATTTTCTACAACGAGGTCGGTGGCATGACGGGTCTGACCCCGAACGTGTCCCTCGCCGGCCTGGACATCCCGAAGGAATGAGGAAGGAAGGAAGCATGGTCACCATCGTTTCGGTAGCGCACAAGCCCCTGAATCTCTACAACGGCCCAGGCTACGGGCAGGTAGTCCTCCCGGGCCGCGGGGACGTCGGGGCGGAAGTGGGGCGGTACGTCACCACGACCCTCGCGGAGCAGATCATCGAACCCGAGGACGTCGGCGGGCAGCGGCACATCGACCACGTTCGCGACGGCCGGACCGCGGCGATCGCCCTGGCCTCGCCCCACATCAACCGCGGCGTCTTCGTCGCGAAGGGGGAGGTCCCGACCGAGCCCGAGCTCGAGGCGGCCGAGGCGCTCTACACGGAGTACCTGCGGCAGAGCGTCGAGCAGGGCCTCAAGGCGTGGGAGAAGCGCCACCTCCCCCAGGACGTCGACGAGCACGCGAAGATCGGTGCCTACGTCTTCCGGATGAACGTCCCGTGGGGCGCGCCCCCGAGGACGCAGGCGACCATCGAATGCGAGGGGTGCGGCGAGCAGATCAGCCCGAAGCTCGCCTGGCACGGTGCCTGCGGCGCCATCTTCGACCGCGAGCGTGCGGCCGCCCTCGGCTACGGCCCGGCCCTGAAGTGGAAGGCCGACATGGCGGCCGCCGAGACCCTCCCGCCTCCCACCGAGAAGCTGAACGCCGGGAAGCAGGCGCGGCCCTAAATGGCCGACACCCTCGCGACGGTCACGGCCAAGGTCCGGGCCCACCTGAACGACCTCGACGTCCAGCAGTACACGGACTCGTACCTCGTGACCTACGTCGGCATGGCGCAGTCACAGCTCGATCAGTGGCTCGCGTCGAAGGGTTGCGACAGGTACCGGATCGAAGCCACCGTGACCGTGCCGGCGGGGACGAAGTTCATCAACTTCACCACGAGCCCGGCCCTCCCGGCCGACTTCCAGCAGCCGATCATCCTGCACGAGAGGAAGACGGGTTCCACGAGCGCCAACGACTGGCGCGCGATGGTCCAGGTCCGCGAGGACCTCCCGAACCTCGAGCCGCGGGAGATCCTGGGCTTCTGGTCCTGGCAGGGAGGGGCGATCCGCTTCCTCGGCGCGACCACCTCCCGTGACGTCCAGCTCGACTACCTCAACGTGCCGGCCGAGGTGGCGCTCCCGACGGACGTCCTGCCGGTATCCGACTCCGCCGAAGCGGTCGCCTTCCGGACCGCCCAGCTCGTGACCCACGCGGCGGGCGAGCTGGAGATGGCGCAGTCGTTCGAGCGTCAGTACCTCACGGCTGCGAACAACCTCTATTCCCTCGCGATGCGACAGAAGCAGCGGCGGGTCCTCCGCCGGCCGTTCTACTACCGGGGCCAGAAGCGGTCCCCCTACATCACCTGACGGAGGCCGAAATGGCGATGGCAGTCACGGTCTACAACGACCTCACCGAGGCCGGCAACAAGACCCTCAAGATTCGCGGAAAGCTCGTCTTCTCGGGCTCCTACGCGACCGGCGGGGAGACGTTCGACTTCACGAAGATCCCCGGCGTCAACGTGAAGAAGGACGCCCAGGCGCTCGTGAGCGTCTGGGGAAGCGGCGGCTACGGCTACGGCTGGGTCCCCGGCGCGACGCTTTCCGTCGGGAAGGTGAAGATCAGCACCACGGCCGCCACCGAGCTCACCGCAGGGGCCTACCCGGCCGGCGTCACGAGCGACACGGTGTTCTTCGAGGTCTGCATCCCGAAGCACTGAGATGACGTTCCGCGCCTCTCAGCCGATGGATCTGGAGTGGTTCGGCGGGCTCGACAGCCTGACCCCGCCGAACGACCTCCCGCCGTTCTCTGCCGTGCGGGCGGACAACTGCGTCTATCCGAGGAGCGGCGTGGGCTCGAGGAGCGGGTTCAGCGGCATCACGAACGCCAATCCGGGCAGCGGCGCGAACAGCCCAGCAAATAGCCTCGTGGTCGTCACCACGCGCAACGGCGCCGTGGCGGATCGGCAGCTCTTCATCGGGTTCGAGAACGGAGAAGTCTCGAAGACTGCGCTGGATCCAACTCTAGGTGGACTAAGCGCGGTTCCCATGAGCCCCCTCGCCGCTACGCCGAACATCCTGACGGCGACTCAGTATTACCAGCGAGCCGTGCTCTGCATGTCGGGTGCAGACGGCTACGGCCGCTTTGCGTCCGTCGCGGGCGCCTCGAGTCTTGGGGCCCTGCGGTTCTCGCCGCCGATCGCGCCTATTCTTTCGCTGACCGTCATCGGAAGCGGTTGCACTCCAGGCTCTCACCGGTTCGCCTTGATCTTTCAGTTCACGGACGGCTCCGAGAGTCCGATGGGGGCCGCAGGGTCGATCGTCACGACCGGCACCGAACAGGTGAACATCTCGTGGGCCGGCGCCGCTCAGTACGTCGGCCCCGACGTCGCATTCATCTACCTGTGTGTGACGACGGCGGGGGACCCGAACACCTTCCGGCGCCTTTCCAAGACCAACCCCTACTCCGCCATGTCGTTCGCGTTCAAGGACGACGTGCTCCAGACGTATCCGCTGATGGGAAACCAGACGCGGTACCGAAGCCCAAAGTTCCCAGCCCTCGGCGTCGAGTACTCCGGACGTGTCGCGTACTTCGGCGAGAAGCACCGGGCGGTCGCCGGGTGGGACACGGGAGGCTCTCAAGGGACCGACCTGTTCTTCGAGCCCGGCGTGTTCCGGACGTATGTTCCGGGTGGCTGGACGGTCGTCTCCGGCTTGGGTTGCGGCATCTCGGGGGTTTGGGGTGCCATCCAGTTCGACGGCGCCACGGCCGTCCGCGCGAAGCTGAAGAACGTCGGGACGGTCGTTAACGACCTGCCGGGAATCGCCCAGCTTCAGGCCTCGGGATGGTCGGGAACTTTCGGCATCCGGATCGCCTATTCAAAGAGTTCCGGCCTGACCTCCGGAAGCCTGAAATTCGGCCTCACGGGAACGACGGGCAGCACATCTCAGACGATTAACCTCGGGCCGCTCCTGGCGGATACGGTCTACGTCACGGAGTTCACGGCGAGCGGATCCTTCTCGAACGACATTTCCCTCTTCTACGAGGGGATCGGCCCCGGTATCTCGAGCGAGATCGTCTCCATCGTCTTTCTCGAGTGCTTCGACCCGACGAACACCTCCCACCGCTCGACTGTCTGGTGGAGCGAGCCGACGATGCTCCGGACGATCGACACGCTCACCGGAGGGCAGACGTTCGGCGCGGCCGACGGGGAAACCGCCTGGCTCGGGTTCGAGTGGCAGGGGCGGTTCATGGTCGCCAAGGACACGAGCCTCTGGGTGACGCAGAGGTCCTCGTCCACGCCGAACGAATGGCCGATCGAGAAGCTCTCCGACCTGATGGGAGTCTGTGGCCGGCGCGCGATCGGCCACGGTCCGGACTTCAAGATCCTCGTGAACCGCGGCGGGTGCTGGCTCTTCCAGGGGAGCGCCGTCGGCCCGGACGGGAACATCGCGAACGAGATCCCGGTGGAGTGGACGGCCATCAACTGGGCGCAGGCCTGGCAAATCTGGGTCGCCGTCGACGACATCGAACAGCGAATCACGATCGGCGTTCCGACCGGGGCCTCCACGTACTGCAACAGCATGTACGTCCTCGACTACTCCGGCGGCTTCGGACCGGCCGGCGAGGCCGGCGGGCGCCGTTGGTCTGTCTGGCCGATCGAAGCTCGAGGAGGAGTGGTCGCGCGCCGGGGCGAAGCGGGGCAGAGCGAACTCTGGATCGCCCGGTACGCTGCCGTGACTTCCATCGTGGGCTACCACGACCCGGCCGCAACGCTCGACTGGAATGCCGACGACATCCCCATGACCTATGAGACGGGCAAGATCGGGGCGAGCGACGGCGCGCTCGGGCTCTACCGCCGCGTGGCGCTCGCGGCCGAAGGGGACGGAATCCTCAGCGTGGCGCTGGTGAAGGCGGAAAACACCGTCGTCTCTCTCCCTGCGCCGACCCTCTACACGCCGATGAGGGGGACGCAGCACCTCCTCTGCAACGTCACCGACGAAAGAGTAGGGGTGCGGATCGCGACTGCCGGGAGTGGCGCGAAGGTCCTCCTTCACCGGCTCTCCGTCTGGATTCGTCGCAACCCCTTCCGCACCTACCGGCCGAGGACCCCATGAGGCCGCTTCCCGGCACGGAGATCGAGGCGTTCCGCCGCGACCCGAAGCAGTACCAGGCCGTGAAGATGCTCCTCGACGGGGCGAACGACACGCGCGACGCGCTCGAGCGGGGGAACTACGTCGGCGATCCGCAGTACGGGCGCTGGGGCTCGGTCTCGTGCCCCTCCTGGGCGATGGTGCCGGGCTCCGTGGCGCCCCCCTTCCTCTACTGCATGGGCGTCTACTCCCCCCGCTTCAGGGTCAACGACTCGATGAGCGGGGGACTCGAGGTCCCGGCCGATCTCATCTCCGGGGGCCGGCTCTACCCGGCGCTCCGGGTGACCTTCGAAGACACGCTCACGGCCGGCGAGCTCGTGACGTGGACGCTCCTCGTGAACGTGGCCCCACGCGGCGGGGTGTACGCCGCGGCGGCATGGTCGTCGACCATCGTGCAGACGATCGCCCTGGCCGACTACCGGAGGGACTGCATCCTGACCTTCCCTTCGATCGCGATGGACTTCCAGCCCCTCGGGCAAGTGGTCTTCAGCATCAACCGCGTCGGAGCCGCCACCTCCGCCAACCCGTACCTATTCGGCGCCTCGTTCTCGTATCAGAAAGGCCCCTTCGGGCTCGAGGCGCAGCCGTGAAGGGACCGATGACGATTCGGCGGGCCACGCGCGAGGACGGGCCGACGCTCCAGGCGATCGCCGCGGAGAGCCCCGGCCTCACGTTCCCGGCCGACGTCCTCGCCTGGCCGACCGTGGAGTGCTACATCGTAGAGAGCGAGGGGGAGATCCTCGGGTTCGGATACCTCGAGGCGATCCCGGAAGCCCACTTCGTCACCCGTCGCAGGGGCCTGAAGGCCCAGGACAAGAGCCGGGTCCTCGGGTGCCTCCACGTTGCGGCCGAGGCCGTGCTCGAGCGCCTAGACCTCCCGGCGATCCGGTTCCCGGTGCGTCCAGACGTCCCGGCGCTTGCAATCTCCATCTCGAGACTTCGACACGTTCAAGGGGACCCGCGAGTACACCTCGCGCTGGTTCGCGGAGGTGATTAATGGTCAAAATTGGGGCCGAAGCGGGCAGCAGCGAGAACAGCCAGCAGGTCAACTACCTCGGCGATCAGCCGGAGTACAAGCCGCAGATCGAGCTCTCGAAGTACCTCGCGAAGCTCGGGGTGCAGTACAAGACGCAGGCCGATGACCTCTACGGGGGCGTCGACAACGCGAAGAACTACGGCTCCGGGGGCTTCGGCTACAACCCCTTCGAGGCGTTCGATCCGACTGGAAATCCGCCGCCTCCGGATGGTGTTGTGGATCCGCGGACGGGGAAGCCGCCGGAATGGATGGACACGCCGCAGACCGGTACGAAGGGCGGCACGAAGGGCGGCACGAAGGCCCCCGCGCCACCGGGTAACAGCATGACGGCGACCGCGCCGGTCACCACTCCGCCTCCGCCCGGGACGTCGATGACGGCCGCGCCCGCGTCGACCGGCCCGACTCCCGAGGAGCTCCTCGCGCAGTGGACTGCTGGAAAGAAGCGATAGGAGAAGACGATGCCGAGGTTCCTGAACGATCCTTACTTCCAGCCGCCCCCGTTCGCCGGCCCCTCGCCGAAGGGCTATCCGAAGGATCCTTACTTCCAGCCGGCCTTCGGACCGCCTCCGCCGGCCGATAACCTGATGCTCGGCCAGAAGGTGCCGGCCCCGGGTGGCGGATGGAATCCGGGCCCTCCCGGTCCGGCCCCGGGTGGCGGCACGCCCGACCCTCCCGGCCCTGGTTGGAACCCGGGTGGCGGATGGAATCCGGGCCCTCCCGGTCCGGCCCCGGGTGGCGGCACGCCCGACCCTCCCGGCCCTGGTTGGAACCCGGGTGGCGGATGGATTCCGAGCCCTCCCGGTCCGGCCCCGGGTGGCGGCAGCGGCCAGAGCGGGACGTCGGGCGGCGGCCTCAGCACGCCGCGGCCGAGCCCGGAACAGATACCCCAGCCGGTCCCGGGCCCGCCTCCGCCGAACGACAACCTCAACCTCGGCCAGAAGATTCCGCCCGCGGGACCGCCGAACGATGGCAGCGGCCAGAGCGGCCAGTCGGCCGGGGGCTTGAGCACGCCGCGGCCCAGCCCGGCACAGGCCGGAGGCGCAGGGATCCCGCCGCCGCCCGATGCGCCCGGATCCGTTGCCGCGCGCGCCCGGCGCAACTACTACGGCTGAGGAGCCCACGATGAGCGCGAACTACTACGGGCAGTCACAACCCGCGAGGAAGAACACCGCCGGAGTTCCGAACGGCCAGGCTTCGCCCTACTACATAGAGCCGCTCCCCGGCACGGAACCGCCTGTCGACGGTGACGGAGGCGGCACCGGCGGAGCCGGAGGCGGAGGTACCGGGGGCGGCGGCGGCGTCGGCGGCGGAGGCGCCGGGGGCCCCGGTCCCGGCAACGGCGGCCCCCCCGGCGGCGGGACCTCAGGCCCCGGCAACGCCAACGGCCCAATCCGCTTGGGAGACGGGGACGTCAAGGATCCGAAAACGAATTCGGGGGGGGGCGGCGGCGGCGGCGGGACCGACGGCCTCGTGGATGACTACGCGTCCCCCACGGGCGGACTCGTCGGCTACTACGGCCGGATGATGGGCTCGACGGGCATGTCGGAGGCCGAATACAACGCCCTGAACCAGTCGACGACGCTGCCGATCCAGCAGCAGCAGCGACAGGCCCAGGACGAGATGCTGCGGGTTCGGGCCGCCACCGGGAATGACGCCGGCATTTACGGCGGCCTCTCGGAAGTCACGAAGAACGCCGGGGCCCAGATCGCAGACCAGGGCCGGAAGAACGTGCTCGCGAATGCCGACATCAAGAGGCAGGAGCAGGCGGCCGGCGCCGCCGGCAACCTGAACCTCTACGGCCAGAACCAGACGCAGTCCATGGAATACCTCCGCATGCTCGCGAACGTGCTGGGCCGCACGAGCAGCACGAGCGGAAGCGGATCCAGCTCGGGAGTTACTGCCGGGATTGCTTGGAATCCCGGGGGCACGGCGTAGGAGGCCACGGTGGGATTCGAAAATATCCTCGCCCAGGCGGCCGGCGCGAATATCTCTCCGAAGATTCGCGCGGATCTCAGCCGTCTCTTGCAGGAGCAGGGCGATGCTCCGCCCGTACAGATGAGCAGCCTTCTGGCGCTCTCCTCGGCACCAGAGGGCGCCGCCCGACCCGACGAGACGGAGGCGTTGACTGGAGTGGTGATGCCCGGCGCGCCGCGATCGGGGACCGGGATGCCGGGCATCGGGTGGGAGCAGAAGGCGGAGCCGGCCGCCGCCGCGTCGAAGTCCATCGGCTTCCGTGACACGGCGGGCGGGAACATGGCTCTCGATCTCCTCGAAAAGCGGAAGAAGCTGCGTTGGTGGACGCCAGACTTCATGGCGAACAGAAACGAACGCGACCTCGATACCGCTCTCAAGCTCGCCCACGCCGAGATGAGCGGGAGCCAGGCTCAGTCCGGCGAAGCCCAGTCCTACGCGAAACTTCTCGATGAGAGGACGCAGCGCGATCAGTCTCAGACTAGGTGGCAGGCGCAGGCATCGGCCGAAGCCGCCGAGCGTGAAGCCGCGAACAAGCGGTTCCAGGAGAATCTCGAGCTCGATCGAAAGCGGTTCGCGGAATCCGTCCGGAACAACAACAGCAGCGACTCCGACCGCGATGCCTCCCGGGCCTTCCAGGAGAAGGTCTTCGCCGCGAACCAGGCCGCGGCTGCCACGAAACAGAGCCCCACCTCGCAGTACGACCTCGGCGCCGCCGATCCGGCCTCCACCGGCGTCTTCGCGAAGTTCGCCGAGACCTTGCGGAAGGGGGATCCGATGGCGACGGGGGAGGACGTCTCCGCGGCTCAGGTCGACGCATCCCGCGGCGGAGGCCTCCCGCCGATGATGAGCTCGCCGGCCAACCGGCCTCGAGTAGCCGTCAATCCGAAGACCAAGAAACGGTTCTACGTCTACGCGAACGGGCGCGTGAGCCCGGCTCCGTGACCGGCGCTCCTCCGCCTCCCGGCCTCGTCTGGGAAGACGAATCTACGGCCCCCACCAGCGGGCCGCGCCCCGCGCTCGGGACACCCCCTCCAGGCCTCGTCTGGGAGGATCAGCTCCAGGCCTCTCCGGCCCCCTCACAGCCCGTCGCGCCCCCGGCGGGGCCTCCTTCCCCTGCCGGGGCGCTTCCTCCGGCCGGGCTTCCTCCCCCCGCCGGGGGCTCGGCTCTTCGTCCGGGCTCTCTCACGCCCCAGCTCATCCAGCCGGGGAATCCCCTCCGGGAGGCGATGCTCGGTCGCCAGCGGGAGGCCGGCGGAGCTCCTCTCGCGTCGCTCGGGCCGCAGGAGATCCAGGCGGCCGGCGCCGCGGCGGCTCCGCCGGAGCCCGAGATACCGCTCCCGGGCCTCTCCGCAGCCGCTCCGCTCGTGACGTCGGTAGCCCAGGCAACCCCGGGCCTCGTGGCAGGAATGGCGAGGATGGTCCCCGACACCCTCCAGCGGGTGAGGAGGGGACTGGTCGACGAGCTCGCCGACCAGACGGGGATGACGCCGCCACAGCGCGCGGCGATGCACGAAGTGACGAAGCTCGCGGCCGCCGCGCCTCCGTTCTTCGCTCCCGACTTCCAGGCCGATCTCCTCCGGAAGGCCGACGATGCGATCGTCCGGCCGATCGAGAGGGCCATCGGAAACACCGAGACCTCCCAGCGACTCGCGGCGAAGCGGAAGAACCAGAGCGTCGGTGAGGCTCTGAAGGATCCGGAACGATGGCAGGACTGGGCCGGGTCTTCGATCCCTTCGATGGCGACCATGGCCGCGGTGAACGCTCTTGCCCCCGGCGCCGGCCTCCTCGCCTCGACGACGCTGATGGAAGGCGGGTCGAAGGTCCGGGAGATCGAGGACAAGGAGCGCCAGACCGGGAAGCGGTACAACGATCTCGGCGCCGCGGCCGTCGCGGTTGCGACCGGCGTGGTGAACGGGTACCTCGAGAAGTTCGGCTTCGAGACCGCCGTCGGCAAGCTCGCGGAGTTCCTGCCGGCGAAAGCCAGGAACGGTTTCCTCGGGGCGATCTCGAGGGCCGTCCAGGGCGCCGTCGGAGAGATGGGGACGGAAGGCCTCCAGCAGGTGATCCCGAACGCCCTGACGAAGGCGCTCCTCGATTCGACCCAGGACATCTCCGAGGGCGTCTTCGATTCCATGATGGGCGGTCTCGTGGGCGGCGGCGGCATGGCCATGGTGAACACCGGCCAGCGGGCCGTCCGCGGCTCCGAGATCGAGCAGCGTAGGTCTGACCGTCGCGCGTGGAGGGCCGAGGACGGGCCCGGGACGCCGGCCGCCCCTGCACCCTTCGCGGAAGGCGGGCCGGGCCGCGGTGCCGTGCCGCAGGCGGATCTCGACGCCATCAACGAGGGCGTTCGCTCCCTCGAGCAGCCCCTCTCCCCGAGCCAGAAGCTCGAGCGCCTCAAGCTGCAGTCGGCGGCTCTCGACGCGCAGCTCCGTCGCCTTCAGAGCGAGATGGGGCATCCGACGAACGACCCGAGCATGCAGGCGCCCCAGCCCGCCGCACCCCTCGAGCAGCCCCTCGCCCCGCAGCCGGCGCACCGGCCGATCTCCATTGACACGCTCCTCGGCGCGCAGGCGCTCCGCGGCGTGGTGAAGGCGACCGACTTCCGAGACCAGACCGCGGACGCGCGAGGACGCAACGTCTTGAACGCGGTGAACGCCGAGGAGCGCCAGCGGATAGCCGAGGCGCCGGGAGCGGCGCTTCGGATGATCCTCGGTGACGATCCGGCCTTCGCCATGGCGCCGGCTCCGGTCGCGGCGCCGGCCGATTCCTTCGCGGCCCCGTTGGAAACGACCTCCGCCGACCCCTCCGAGAAGCGGATGGCATCGACCCCCGTCCTCGACTGGCTCGACACGCGAAGCCAGGAAGCGGACGAGGATCGCAGGACCCTCCCGCCCGAGGAGTGGAGCCACGATGAGGCGCGGTACTTCGCTCTCACGGATCCAGCGACTGGCCTTCCGAACCGAGCGGCGGTCGCGATCGCGGAGCGCCAGAGCCCGAACGCTACGCGGGGCACTCTCGACCTCGACGGTCTCAAGGCCTTCAACGACACCTACGGGCACGAAGCGGGAGACGAGTACATCGGCATGGTGCCGCTCTACGCCCGCCAACACGGGATCCGCCTGTTCCGTCTCGGGGGAGACGAATTCGGCGTGCTGCACGACGGGACCGAAGAGGAGCTCGGCGGCATGCTCGAAAAGGCGAGAGAGGCCGTCGAAGGCGCTCGCGTTCCGGGCGCCACGGAGGCCGGCGAGGCGTATCCTCTTCACAAGGGATGGAGCCATGGCACTGGACGAGACTTCAGGACCGCCGACGCTCGGGCCTACGAAGACAAGCGGAGACGGAAGGCCGAGCGGCCCGCGAGTAACCCTCAGCCCGTGGAAGTGGGCGGCAGCACGGGGGCTGAAGCCCCTGCCGGGCCGGGAGATTCCCCCGGAGTACCGCCACCTCTTCGCCGACCAGGGGGCGACGACTCCGGAAACTCCGGAGCCCCTCCCGCCGGCCCCGCTTCCCTTCCCCCGCCGGTAACCCCCGCCGCTCCGGCGGCCGCCGCGCGTGCGGAGACCTCTCCCGCGGCTCCGCCGGCCCCGGCGCCGGCCCCGAACCCCGCCCCGACCACCGAGGCCTTCACCCGCAAGGGGAAGACCGGCGAGGCCTTCACGGCCGACGGCGAGCGCGTAGGCACGCAGTGGGCGATCGCCGACGCCTTCGACGATCTCGTCCCCTCTCACACGGAGAACGGCGTCGGGGACCTCGAGCCGAATCCGGCTTTCGCCCAGGTCCTTCAGCCCCGCAACCGCGAGCGCGTCGCCTCCCAGGACCAGATCGGGGAGATGGCGAAGAACATCCGGCCGGGCGCGCTCGGGGAGAGCTTCAACGCCTCGGATGGCGCCCCGATCGTCGGGCCGGATCGCCTCGTGGAGTCCGGCAACGGTCGAACCCTGGCGCTCCGGCGAGCCTTCCGCACCGGCAAGGGGGAGGCCTATCGCGCGTGGCTCGAGGAGCACGCGGCCGACTTCGGCCTCACCTCGGAGGACGTCCGCGCGGTCAAGAACCCCGTCCTCGTGCGCGTGCGGATCACGCCGACGTCCGACCGGGCCGAGCTCGTGAAGAAGTTCAACGTGGCGACGGTCGCGACGATGTCGGCCTCGGAGACGGCAGCGGCGGACGCCGATCGCCTCACGCCGGCCATGCTCGCGGGATTCGAGCCGGGAGCAGACGGGAACGCCATCCTCGCCGTCCGGAACCGCGGCTTCGTCGAGAAGTTCTTCTCGAGCGTCCCCGCGAACGAGCGCGGCCGCCTGATCGACTCCGAGGGGCAGCTCTCGCAGGACGGCGTCCGGCGCATCCAGGCCGCCCTCATGGCGAAGGCCTACGGATCCTCCCCCGTACTCGAGCGCCTGGCGGAGAGCACCGACGACAACATCAAGAGCGTGTCCACCGCGCTCCTGAACGCGGCGCCCGGCATGGCCGCGGTGAAGGCCGGGATCGCCAAGGGGGACATCCTCCCACTCGACCCGACCCCCGGGATAATCGAAGCAGCCGAGAAGCTCTCCCACCTTCGGGAGACGAAGACGACCGTTGCGGACTTCCTCGACCAGACCGGCCTCTTCGGCGACGACATGAGTCCGGCGGGGAAGGAGTTCCTCCGCACCTTCGAGGAGTACAAGCGGAGCGGAAAGAAGCTGTCCGAGGTCTTGACTTTCCTCTCGGAGAGCCTCATTACTGAGGGCGGTGCGAAGCAAGAAACCCTCTTCGACGATTCCCCGGCTCCACGTCTCGAGGACTTCATCCGTGCAGCTCGGAGAACCGTTTCTGATCGAGGGCAAGTTTCACTCTTTGGCGGAGAAGCTGATCTACGGACGGATGGTCCGAAGGGCGATCGCCCGGGACCTCTTCCTCCGGGAGGGCGCTCCGGTCCAGTAGACAAGCCCCGGGTCTCCCTGACTCAGGGTCGCAAGAGCACCCCGCCCACCCCTCGGCACGTCATGCTGATCGAGCGGTTCGCCCGCTCGCTTGCGGCATCGTGGAAAGACGCTCCGAAAATCGTCGTGGTCTCCACGGAGGCCGAGCTTCCGGAAGCTATTCGCGAGCGGGCCGAGTCGTTCGACGCCACGGGTGGCGTAGACGGCGTCTACATGGGGGCGAAGGACGACCGGGTGTTCCTCGTGGCCTCCCGCCTCAACAGCCGCGAGGACGTCGAGAGAGTCATCCTGCACGAGGTTATGGGTCACGCCGGCCTCCGGCGAATCCTCGACCGCGCCACGTTCAACTCCGTTATGGATCAGATCGCCGAGTCGCTTCCGAAGGACGTGGAGGCGAAGGCTCGGGAGTACGGCCTCAACCTGAAGGACGTCGGAGAACGCCGGGAAGCGGCGGACGAGGTCCTGGCGGAATGGGCGAGCCGGCCGGAGGCGGCCCCGCGCGCGATCACCCGGGCGATGGTCGCGATCCGCGGGTGGCTGCGACAGCACTTCCCGAACCTGAAATGGACGGAAGCCGACGTCCGCTCGCTCCTGGCGAAGGCGCGGACGAGGATCGAGAACGGAGCGGACGGAGAGGTCGTCGATGGGCCCGCACGGTTCTCTCGAGCCACAGGGGAGCCGACCCCCTTGGTGACTATTCGGCGGATGGTGGCCGACGCCAAGAAGACCTCCTCGTGGAAAGACTGGTACACGAGACACAAGAGCGTCATTGATGAGCTCTTCGGAGAGGACGCTCCGGTGTTCCGGCGCATCCTCGCCGCGACGTCGCAAGCGGCCTCTGTTGGGGCGAACGTCGGCCTCGCAGTCAAGGCGTACGAGCAGTACATGAGGGGAGATCCGTTCGTCGGATACCTTCCTGCGGTGCGAGCGAACCTCGATCGAATCCGCGCCCAAGAGCGCCTCGAGGGACCGAAGATAACGGCCTACGAAACGGCCGGAAGCCACAAGAGCGGAGCGTCTCAGGGCGCCCCGGTAGACCGCCACGTGGCGCGTTATATCTTCGGCGTCGACACCCCTTCCGCGGGGCAGACGGCGATGGCGCAGCGTATGATGGCGACTGCTGCGGAACGCCTCGGGTGGACGCCGCGGCAGACGCAGGCCGCTCTCTGGGCGTTCAAGATACTGGCCGACGCTTCCGAGAGAGGCGCGAAAGTAGAGGTCAAGAGCTATGCCGACTTCCTCGAGGCAAAGGCCGACCGAATCCGAGAGTTTCGACGCGGTTTCGCCGGGCAGTCTGGAGAAGAAGGAAGAGGCGTTCCGGCTGGCCGCGAAACTGCTCCGGGAGATGAAGGGCAAGTCCAACGGGCCCACGCCTCCGAAGAAGTAGATCCGGCCGAAACGGGCGGCAGCGGGCCGCGGTTCTCGAGGAAGGCCCAGGAGCCGACGAAGACCCTCGTGGCTCTCCACAACACGAACGCCGAGGGCATTCGAGCGATGGAGCGCCTCGGGGGCGTTCCGATCCCGAGCATAGGCGTCACCAAGCCGGGAATCTCTTTCGACAGCTACGGTTCCGTGACTCTGATTGGGGACCGCTCTCTCGTGGACCCGAAGAGAGACTCACGGAACCGGGTCTTCGAATCCGACATCTGGTCGCCTCGACAGCCGCTCCCGTCCCGGAAGTTCGACCGGAAGGCGTTCACGCGTTTCGGAGACAAGGTCAACGACCTTCTCGGGAACCCGAAGGAATGGGCCCAGCGTTTCGACCCGAACGCCATGGATCCGCCGCGGGACGAGGGCGGCTTTGACCGGCTCATCGAGACGTTCGACCGGTCCGGCTACAACTCCTTCCACGTCCAGCGGGCGTACCTCCTCTCGAGGGGCACCGACGTCCCGCTCGTGATGCGGGAAGAGAACGGCCGACGAGAGGTCAACTACGGGGAGACGAGGGAAGCCCTCGACGCGGCGATCGAGCCCCATCGGGAGGACTTCCGGAAGTGGCTCGCCGCAGAGCTGGAACCGGTCTTCGGGCCGGAGCATCTCGCCGCCGGCCGGAAGCGCCTCCCCTACACGCTCGAGAACCTCGTGGACGTGATGCGGAAGATGGGTCTTCGGGGATCCGAGCAGTCGATGTTCGAGTCCCTGGGGAAGCAGAAGGCGAAGTCCTCCCGCGAGCTGCGGTCCGTCGAAGCGATGCACCGGGCCGAGCGGAACCTGACGAGCGAGTTCGACATGGAGCAGGCGAAGGAGGCGATGAGCCTCGACTTCCACGCCTTCGCCGACGAGCTCGGGAAGAATCGGCTCTTCTCTGGTCCCTTCGCGCGGCTGGATGAGGCGAGCGCCTCCCTCGGCGATGCAATGAAGAGGGGTCTCTCCCCGGAGACGCTGAAGCGCGCCCTGATGGAGCGCGGCTTCCCAGAGCCGTCGGCGGAAACGCTCGATGCGGGCGTCGAAGTGGCGCGGTCGATTCAGCAGGCGCCGACGCAGTATTTCGAGGCGAAGCCTCAGCGAGGGGTGCGCCTTACGGAGTTCCGGGGAGCCGTCATCCCGGAGGATTCGCCAGCCGACGTCCGCGGGATCCTCGAGCGGGCCGGCCTCGACGTCCGCACCTACAAGAGCGGCGACGCCGACTCGAGGCGGGAAGCGGTCGAAAGCCTCTCTGCGGAGCGGGACCTCCGTTTCTCGAGGACCTCCTCCTCGGCCGAAGACCGCATCTACGATTCGATGATGGCCCGGGCCCGCGCGCGCGCCACGGCCGCGGCCGAAGCCACGAAGCGCGTCCAGGCCGAGCTCGAGGACCCGGGAGACGTCATGGAGGCCCGGCGCGACCCGAACCTCCCGGCGCACTCCAACGAGATCCAGAACCACATCCGGCCCTATGGCCCCCGCGAGACGGTCAAGGGCCTTCTCAACCCCGTCGAGACCCTCTACCAGCAACTCATCCGCCGGCACTTCGCCGTCGAGAAAGCCGGCGGAGCGATGGGAACGGACAAGGGCCCGGCCCACCGTGACCCTGGCGTCGTGGCCGAGCTGGCCGCCGGGCACTCCGCTCGAGCCGAGCAGATGATCGCCGGGAGCGGCGGCTTCCGGAACGGAGCGGACGGGAACATCGAGTGGACGGGGAACCGGTCGCTCGAGTCGGTCCTCGGGGACCTCGGGCCCGGCCGCCTGAACGAGCTCCGCCGGTACCTCGTCGCCCGCCGCGCGATCGAGCTCCACCACCGCACGCCCCCCCAGCAGGAGCTCGGCGCCACGCAGGAGCGGACGATCTACTCCGGCATCACCGAGGCCGCCGCGCAGCAGGAAGTGGCCGGCGCGCCCCAGGACATCAAGGCGGCCGCGGAACAGGTCACGGCGCTCCTCGACGACGCTCTGCGGTACTGGGCGGACGCCGGAGGCCTCTCGCCGGCCGCTGTGGACGTGATCCGGGACATGAACCGGGCCTACGTCCCCTTCTACCGGATCTTCGAGGGGAAGGAGCCCCAGAAGCAGGGGCGCCTCGTCCTCCCGGCGAAACGCGGCGTGGCGCTCCAGAGCGAGCAAGCGGTCAAGACGATCTTCGGCTCGCAGCGAGACATCCTCGACCCCCTCGTCGCGGTTGCCGACCACATCCAGCGGATGATCCGCGCCGCCGACCTCAACCGGGTCGGGAAGACCCTCGTCGAAGCCGCGGCCCTGAACCCGGAAGGCGCCTTCGGCCTCGTGGAAGAGGTCTCCAGCGGCCGCGGGACCGCCGAGGGAGTCACGAACGAAGGGAAGGCCCTCCAGGACGCCGCCATCAACTTCGGCGTGGAGGTCGACGACGAAGCCGCCTCCGCCCTCTCCTTCCTCTCCGACAAGAAGCTCTCGTACGCCGACGACCGGATCAAGGTCTGGCAGGGCGGGAAGCTGAAGGAGTACAGGGTCGCTCGAGAGATCGGGGAATCCCTCCGTGCGCTCGGGCCGGAAGAGGCGACGTTCTTCTCGAAGGCCGTCACCTTCCCGGCGCAGCTTCTCCGGGCCGGCGTCACGAAGAATCCGATCTTCCAGCTCCACAACTTCCTCCGCGACACCGCGGACGCCTCCGTCCAGACCCGGAACGGGTTCGTCCCCGTCCTCGACTCGATCCGCGGCTTCAAGGAAGCCCTCCGGGATGGAAGCCTTCGGCGGGAGTGGCTCGCGGCCGGCGGCGGCTTCGCGACGATCAGCGGTGGCGGGCTGAAGGGTGCGGAGAAGACGATTCGGGAGATCGCCCCCAGGACCCGGACGCAGAGCGTCCTCCGGACCGTGATCCATCCCCTCGATGCCCTCTCCATCTTCGGCCGGCCCTTCGAGGAAGCGGCCCGCCTCGGGGAGTTCCGGAAGGCCCGCCTCGCGGGGAAGACCGACACGGAAGCGGCTCTCGACGCCGCGCGCGTGACGACGAACTTCACCGTCCACGGTGCCGATGCGAAGTTCTGGTGGCTCGCGAAGGCCTCCGCATTCACGAACCCCGCGATCCAGGGCGCCGACAAGGCGTTCCGGACCATCCTCGAGGCGCCCCGAGGCGAAACCCAGAGCGCGGGCCGGATCGGCCGGGCGGCGGCCGCAGTGGCCGTCCGCGGCCTCCTGAACGTCTCTCTCCTCTCCGCCGTCCTCTACGCCCTCAACTACGACGACAAGGAGATCGAGGAGCTCCGGAAGACGAAGTCCGGCGCCGTCTGGTGGTTCATGAGGGTTCCGGGGACCCAGGTGATCCTCCGCTTCCCGAAGCCCTTCCTCTGGGGGCAGATGTTCGGGACCGGCATGGAGTCGATGGCCGACAAGGCTCGAGGCACCGACCCGGACGCGATGAAGCGTTGGCGGGACGAGGTCCTCGAGATGCTCACCGACAACGTGTTCCCGATCCCGACCCCGTTCAAGGAGTTCAACGCTCAGACCTTCAACTTCGACCCTTTCTTTAAGCGGCCGATCGTTCCCCGCGGCCTCGAGGGGGCGGAGCCGGAAATGCAGGTCCAGCCGAGAACGGGGGAGACGGCCCGGCAGCTCGGCCGCGCCATCAACTACTCGCCAGCCAAGATCGAGCACGCGGTGGGCGGCCTGGGCGGAACGCTCTCCCGCGAAGCCCTGAAGCTCTCCGACTCCTTCCTCCGGGATCCCGGGTCCTCTCCGCCCGAGCGCCACCTCTCCGAGCTTCCCCTCGTCGGCCGCGCCTTCGCGACCGGCGGGACGACGGGGACGTACTCGATCGAGCGTTTCTGGCGGGAGATGGACGCGGTACGAACCGCGAAGACGACTCTCCGGGAAAAGATGAAGTCCGACCCGAAGGGAGCCCGGCTCTACGCGAAGGAGAAAGCGACGCAGCTCCAGGCCTTCTCGACCTACGAATCCACCTCGGAGCGCCTCGGGGACCTCCGGAAGAGCATCGAAGCCGTCCGGAAGGCGCCGGACTCGAGATTCGCGCCGGCCGAGAAGACGCGCCGGATCGACGCCCTCCAGGCGCGGATGAACGACCTGGCGAAGAGGACGATCGAACGGAACCTCCTCGAGGAGAAACGACCGTGACGACCCTGACCGGCATCCTCCGGGACTCGGGAGGCAACCCGATCACCGGCACCCTCTGGCTCGAGATCTCCCAGGCGGGGACCTTCAGCCCGGGGGCGATCCTCGTGACGCCCCTCCAGCCGAGCGTCTTCACCCTCACGGCCGGCTCGATCAGCGGCCCGGGCGGGGGCCCGTATTCCGTCTACGGGAACGACGGGATCACCCCGTCCGTCACCTTCTACCGCCTGACGGCGTTCGACGCCGCCGGCTCCCAGGTCCTCCGCCTGAACGTCAACCTCACGGGCGCGTCCGTCGACATGGGGGCCATGACGATCGCCCCGACGCAGAGCTGGGTCTCGCCGCCCGGTTACATCCTCTCCCTCGGGGGAGACGTCACCGGTCCCTCGACCGGAGCCACCGTGACGAAGATCCAGGGGAAGTCCGTACTCGGGCCTCCGTGGACTCCGGGCCACCTGATGACCGTCCAGCCGGACGGGAGCCTCGCGCTCGTCGCCCTGGCCGTCCAGGACAAGGGCGGGCAGGTCTTCAACGTGAAGGCCTACGGTGCGACGGGGAACGGATCGACCGACGACACGGCGGCCATCAACGCGACGATCGCCGCCGCGGCCGCCGTCACTCCTCGAGGAGTGGTCTTCTTCCCCCCGGGAACCTACCTCACCACGGGAGGGCACGACCTCAACGGCCTCTCGGGGCTCTCCATCGTCGGCTCCGGACAAGGCTCGACGGTCTTCCGGCTCGGGCACGCCACCAACGATCTCTTCTCGATCGGCGCGACGGTCACCGCGAACCTCGTCCTCCGGGACTTCTCGGTCACGTCCGACACCGTCACGCGGACCGGGGGATGGGTCTTCCACGTCAACAACGCTTACAACGGCACGGGGATGCTCCGACGGTCCTACTTCGGCGGGCTCGAGCTGAGGAAGCAGTTCAACGGCCTCGGGATCAAGAAGTACGAATTCGTGATGGCCGAGAAGATCCTCGTCTGGGATCCGGCCTCCAGCACCACCGGCGTCGGCCTCCAGGCCGGCCAGGCGACGTCCTCGAACATCAACCAGGGCTCGGAGCTCCACCTCTCGGACGTCCAGATCTACGGGAACGACCTCGCTGGCGGGTCACCCTACTTCGGGTCGGCCTTCCGGATCGAAGACTGCGATGCGGTCTACATGGCGCGGTGCGGCGGAGCAGGCCTCTACGGGAAGGTCCTCAACCTCGTCGCGAACAGCGGCGGCCATACCCCCGCGAACCACTTCTTCATGCTCTGCGCCTTCGACGCCACGAAGACCGGGCCCTCGTGCCATGTTGGGGGAACGGGATCGTTCGAAAATCTCCAGTGGAACGGGTGCTGGTTCGCCTCGGCCGGCAAGCTGGCCGGAGGAACCGCATCCGCCCCGGCGTTCCTCGTCGACTGCACCGGCGCCGTCACCATGTCGAAGGTGACCGACTCGACCTTCTACGCTTCTGCCGGGAACGGCCTGCGGGTCGCGTCCTCGAACCACGTCACGCTCCTCGTCGAAGGGAACACGTTCTCGTCCTGCGGCACCGGAGCGGTGGCCGGCAACAGGGCGGGCATCTACGTGAGCGTCCCGACCGGTTACCTCGCCCCGTCCATCGTCGGAAACCTCGAGGCGAACAGCGGGCTCTATTCGCTCGAGACGGCGGCCACGGCGACGAAGGTCTGGGTGACGGGCAACAAGTTCCTGACCGCCGTTTCCTACGGCGTCGCCCCGGAGACCTCGCAGTTCATCATCGCCCGGGCGAAGTCCACCTACATCGCCATCAACGCCACCGGCCTCGTGGACATCCCCTCGGCCACCGTCACCTTCACCCCGCCGATCAACTGCCGGGCCGCCGTGATGTTCGGCGTGGATGCCTCCATGGCGGTCGCCGACACCCTCATCGTGAAGCTCGTGGTGAACGGCACCGTCCAGGACGTGGAAGTCGTCCTGAACCTCGCCGGAGCGGGCTCGCGGTGCACCGCGACGAATACCACCACCGTCGAGTTGACGGCCGGGACGTCCTACACGATCAAGCTCCAGGCTGCGATTGCGGTGGCCGGCAACTACAACGTCTTCGGACCGAATTCCGGGCTGACCGTCGTGGCGATCGGCCCGGCGTAGGGGAGGCGAACGTGCAGAGCGACTTCGACGTAGCGCTCCGGCGGGTCCTCGAGTTCGAGGGCGGGAAGGTCGACGACCCGAACGACAAGGGCGGCCGGACGAACCGGGGGATCACGCAGCGCACCTACGATGGGTGGAGGAGAGACCAAAGTCTCCCTCCCCGGGACGTGTGGGAGCTCGAGGACGCCGAGCTGCGGGCGATCTACCGCAACCTCTACTGGTGGCCGGCGAAGGACCTCACGTTCCCGCTCAACCTCGTCGTCTTCGACTCCGCCGTCCTCTTCGGCCCGAGCCGCGCCGCCGGCTGGCTCGCGGCCGCTTCCTGGCACCCGGCCTCACCCGAGGCCCAGGCGTGGGCGATCCTCTGCATGAGGCGGGACCGGCACCGGGAGAACGTCGCGAAGGACCCGAGCCAGAAGCGGTTCCTCAACGGCTGGATGAACCGCCTCGAGGGCCTCGCGGAGGCCGTTTTCCCGAAGAATGGGAAGCAAGGGGGAGACAGGTGGCTGCAACCCGTGACAGGCGAGCAGATCGAATCCCTTGCCAAGGTAGATGTCGCGAGTTCGACCCTCGTGTCCCGCTCCAATTTAAACCCCTCTCCCGTAAAGGGTTAGCGAAAAGGGCCGGCAGCAACGCCGGCCCTTCTTGCTTCCGGGGTGCGTCCGATAGGTAACGCACGGCGACGCACGGCGACGCGAAAACAGGAAGCACAGAGGAAGCACGGAATTAGGAGGGGAGACGAGCGAGGAGCGCCTCGAGGGCCGAGTACCGGGCCTTCGCGTAGCGCCCCGCCACCCGCGTCGTCCGCTGCCCGAGGAGCGCCGCGATCAGCTCGAGCGACGTCCCGGCCTCGAGGAGCTCCACGGCCCAGGAGCGCCGGAGATCGTGAGGCGTCTTCCCGACGACCGGGGGATCCGCGGCCGCCGTGGCGGTCTGAATCACCCGGAGGACCCGGTTGTAGGCCCGAGGGCCCTTCCGCGGCCCGGGGAAGACGAGCGGACCGGCCCGGGGAATCGTCTCGAGGACGGCCACGGCCTTCCGGGAGAGAGGAACGTCCAGCGGCTCGTCCGTCTTCTCCTGGCCTTGCAGGAGCCTCAGACGCCCTTCCTCGACCTGATCCCAGCGCAGGGTGAGGGCGTCGCCGATCCGGAGCCCGGACGCACGGAGGAAGCAAAGCAGGCCCGAGCACCAGGCCGGCGCGGCGGCGCAGGTCCGCCGGAGCTCGTCGTCCGACCAGAGGACGTGTCGTTCCGGGTACCCGAAAGAAACCGAGAGCTGGAGGGTAGGGTCGGAACCTATGTGACCGTCCCTCAGCCCACGGCGGAGCGCCGGCCGGAGGACGCCGAGGTATCCGGCGACCGTCGCCTCCTTCCGGGTCTTCCGCAGCTCGAGGAGCGCCTCCTCGATCTCGCCGGCCCGTAGCTGGTCCGCCGGCCGGGCCCCGAACCGGCCCTGCCACCAGTGGATCCACGACTTCTTGTCCTTCCAGGTGGAAGGGGAGGCGTCGGCGAGGTACTTCTCGTACGACTCGAGGAGATCCCCGACCGTCTTTCCGTTCCCCGGCTTCGCCCCCCCACCCGGCCCCCAGGCGGCCGCCATCTCCCGCTGGAGGATCTCGTCGGCTACCTTCGCCGACGTCGTCCGGGGAATGGCGAGGTGGGCGATCCGCCGGCCGTCCGGTGCGTCGAATTCGACGCTGAACCAGCGGTCGGTGTGGACGGAGCCGTCCGGGAGACGGCGCTTCCGGCGGAAGGCTCGGGCGCGGGGCATGGATTAGCGCGTCCTCCGCTGAGGGGCTTGGCAGACCTCGGGAAGTGGAGAGATGGTGAAGGATTCGTTCGTCGCATTGCCCGGGTACCGCCGAAAGATCTGATCGAGGAACCCGTAGACGATGGGGATCGGGGAAGGATTGGAACCGGAGCTGATGACTTCCCCCTCCCAGAGAATCTTCAGCTTCTCGGTGGAGGTCGCATCGAAGACGTAAACGGTGAATGTTCTCTCCCAGACCCCGGTGGTCGTGATCTGGCTCTTGTCCTGCCAATGGGACGTATCCCGAGAGCGGTATCCGATCGGAGTGCCGCCGTTGCTGAAGGCGAAAGCGACGACCGCGGCAGGGTCATTCTCCGGATCGACAAGCCTTAGACCTGCGGCTTCGAAGTGCCTGAGAAGGCATTCGTTGACGTTCTGTTCTTGAAGTGAAGGTGCCTCGCTCGTCTTTAAAAGAGCGAAGGTCGCGGGCTTTGTGCCTGGCGTCAACGCCCTCGCAGAGACCTTGCCGACGAGCGTTGTGCCGCAGCCACCAAGAGAGATGGTGGCGAGTAGAACGAGTGCACGTGTGAGCACGAATACCTCCTTGTCCGTGGCGTGTGTCGCGCGGCTTGCTTGGCCTGGGTCGTCCTTGGGTTTCTTAACGGCTTCGTCGGCAGGGAGGGCATCCGGGGCTGTCGCAGCGGTGGCAAGGAAGGGGAAAAAGCACGAGCTGACCCATCGCCCCGCCATCCACCCTCACGCTCCCTGCGCTCGTCGACGTCGTTTCTGCGGAGGCTCTGGATTGGCCGCAGGAGCGCGCTCCTCTTGCTTCGGAACGCCTGGCCCCACCATCCCACGATGCTCTAGAGCTTCCCGCAGAAGCATCCCCACGACCTGCGAGCGGGTAATCCGATACGGCCCACCCGCGAGCGCGTCGATCGCACGCAGGGACTCGACATCCACTCGGCCAGAGACCGGTACCGATACATCAAGAGGCTCTTTCGCCACGTTTGAACCCTAACACCGCAAAAAACCCTTGACAAACATCCGGATTGTGCCGATCGTACCGGACGTGCCAGACGTAACGATCAAGACGAACGAGACGAATCGCTCGAACAGGGGCCGGCGGCGCACGCCGGGAGTGGTTACGTGGGTGCGCCTGCCCGAGGCGGTGCACGGTCGACTGAAGACCCGCGCCGACCGCGTCGGTAGGCCCATGGCCGAACTGATCCGCGTGGCCGTTGAAATCTCGCTCCGGCGGCCTCTCGGCGTTCGCAGGAGGAAGGCGTCATGAAGCTCCTGGCCTGGCTCACAGGTATAACTTCTGTCCCGGAAGCCGCCCCTGCCACGGGAAACCTCGTCCGCTTTTCCCGGGTCGGCGCCCTCGTCCCCCTCCGCCCGAACGGCCTCCCCTCGCCGAACAGCGCCGCGGCCGAGCTGGTAAGGGTCTTCCTCGAGCCCCGGGTCTCCGGTGGCGGGAACCTGAAGTCGATCGCGATGGAGCTGGGGCGGGAGCCCCGCCGGATCTACAACGAGGCGGAAGGGGAGTCGATCCTCTCCTGGGACATCGTCGACCGGGCCGGGGCGCTCCTCTCTCTCGAGGACCGGCTGATTCTTGGCCGCTTCCTGATGGACCGCTGGGGCCTTTCCGTGACCGTCGGACCGATCCCCCGGCTCGAGGCCTGACGATGATGCTGGCGAACGCCCGCACGGCCGACTCGACGACCGTCCACCACGGGATCCTGGCCCCCTGGCTACTGCGGCCCATACCCGACGGTGAGAGCGAGTGGGCCGGGGCTCTATGCGCCTCGCGCCCTCCGTGGCTGGGCAGCGTCGACTTTCGCAACCTCAAGCGGACGAGGAAGCCGGTCACGTGCCTGCGGTGCCTCCGGATGGCCCGGCGGGGGAAGCCCTGATGCCGGCCCGCGTGGCGCCCCCGAACAGCCGCGGACTCGTACCCGGCAAGGTCCTCCTCACCCTCGACGACGCCGCGTTCGCGCTCTCGTGCGGCCGGACGGTCGTCTACGAGCTCGTCCAGCGTGGCCGGTTGATCGCGGTGGGGAGCGGGCGCGGCCGGAAGGTGACGGCGACCTCGGTACGTCAGTACGTCGATGGGCTCGTCTCGGCCGTGCGCCGGGAGCGGGTGATGCCGGAGGTCCGGCAGCAGTAGTTCCAGGGGAAGGGAAGGAGAAGGGCGATGGCGATGGAAGTGGGGCAGGACTGGTTCTTCGGAGAGGCGCAGGAGCGATTCCTCGCGTCCCCGGAGCTGACGAACGTGGCGATCCCCCTCCCGAGGGGCGCGGCCGCGGAGATGGACGCTCCGGAGGCTGAAGGCTGGCCCTGCGTGATCGAGGGCGAGCCCGCCGGCCGGGAGTTCGCGCGGAAGTACCGCGGCGAGATCGGCGCCGAGTGGGAGGTCCTCGAGGAGAACCTCGCGCTCCGCCTCCTGGCGTGCTCGGCATTCGACGTTCCGGCCGTGATCGCGGCCATGAAAAAGGGCGAGACGTTTCGGACCCGGTTCGCCGAGTACCGGCTCGTGAAGTAGGCAGAAGGAGGACTCTTGGCAGACATCCCGCAGGTGATGACCTTCACCCCTCTCTCGACGACGCTCCAGACCGTTCACCAGGGCCGCGCGAAGTTCCTCCTCGAGGCGATCGACGACGCCATCACCGAATGCGTGGCGGCCTCCTCGAGGCTCGGCGGCCCCAGCAAGGTGACGGTGAGCCTGACCTTCACCCCCGGGAAGGGCGCCATGAGCGTCGCCGGGCTCGTCAACCTGAAGAAGCCCGAGGGCGGGACCGTGCCGGCCCTCTTCTACGTCGACAAGGCGGGCCGCCTCGTGGAGGACGACCCGGAGCAGGAGCGCCTCCCGTTCGTGGAGTCGATCCGGAGGACTGACGGGTGATCGACACGACGTTCCTGACGAAGCTCGAGATGCTTGCCGTCGCCGCGAACCGGCAGACGATCATCACCCCCGACCACCGGACCTTCCTCTACCGCCCCGACCTCGACCGCTACGAGGAGCTCGAGCGCGTCGTGAAGCAGACCGGCAAGGTCGCGAACGTCGCGTGCCTCGAGGCGCTCGTCCTCGAGGAAGCTCGGCGCCGCCTGAACGTCGACGGCGAGTTCATGACCGTCTGCTTCACCGAGGGCGGGGCCTTCTTCTCGCCGGACGACCGGGAGCGGCTCGACGGCTACACCTACGAGCGGGTACTGGCGCCCGAGTGGAAGACGATCCGGGACTTCAACGGGAAGGTGATGAAGCACCAGGAGTTCCTCCGGCTGCTCCAGAGCCTCCGCTGGTGCCTCCAGGCGGCCGGCCCGGTCATCCGGTCCTTCCGCTCGGTGGACGTCTCGAGGGTCGCCCGGATCGCCTCCGCGCCAACGATGGTCGACGGGAAGGCCGGCGTCACGCTGGCCGTCGAGATCGCCGCGAAGGTCCAGGGCGGCGGTGAGGCCCAGGCCTCGCAGTCGCTCCCCGGCGAGCTCGTCTTCTCCGTCCCCTACGCCCGCGGGGATCAGGTCCCTCAGACGCTCGAGGCCGAGGTCGTGATCGAGATGGCGCGCGACGGGGAAAAGGACGTCGTCCTCTTCGGCTTCATCGTCCCGGACATCCACGCGGTGGAGCGCAACGCGAAGACGGCCGAGGTGGCTTTCTTCCGCGAAGGCCTCAAGGCCCTTCCCCGCGTCCTCGTCCTCGAGAACTTCTAACCCCGATGAGTCACATGGGCCCCCGGAGCCGGGCGTCCCGAGAGGGACACAAACATTCTGTTCGGCGTCTCGGAAACGAGCGGGGGCCCTTTCTCTTCTCTCGGAAGGAGCAGACATGCGGGTGATCTTGCAGTTCGAAATGAGGGTCTCGGCGCCGACGAAGACGACGACCGGGATTTCCCTCGAGTGCCTCGGGGTGAAGGTGGAGCGGACGGCCGGCAGCGTGCAGCGTGCCGTGGAGGACGCGCTCTCCGTCTTCGGGCACGAGCTCCGGAAGCCCCTCCTGAAGGAAGCGCGGGACGCCCGGGCTCAGACCGCCCCGCCCGGGCCGCGGACGATCATCGACAAGAACCAGGAGCCGGAGGCGGAGGACATGGGCGGGGCTCTCCCCGAGACGTTCGTCCTCCCCCCGATCACCGTGCCGGCGCTGGAGGCTCTGATGGGGCAGAGCGCGCACCAGGACCCCGACACCGATCCCGGCTCCCTCTTCCACCCCGATTCCACCCAGCACGGGCCGCTCGTCCCGCAGGTGCCGTGAGGACGCTTCGTGGCGCGGCCCTCGTCCTGGCGCTCCTTGCGCTCGCGGCGGTCGTCCGCGTCGTCGAGGCGCTCGTCCCAAAACGCTGAACCCGTCGCGTTCATAAGAAAGGGGGAGAAGACGTGGGAGTGGGACATCTGGCGACCGGACGCGGGCGAACGTCCTCCGGACGGCCCGGTCGAATGGGTCTCTTCAAGGCGAGTCGCGCGGGAAATCTGCGCGGAGCGGAATCTCAGGGTGGCGGCCCCGTGACGCTCGTGGAGCTGAAGGTCGTTCGGTACGAGCTCGAGGACCGGGAGAAGGCCCTCCTCGAGCACGAGAGGCGCGCGGCCGCTGGGAACCAGTGGGCCCAGAGGCGGGACCTGCGGGAACAGCGCCACCAGGTGGAGCTCCGGCGGGCCGAGGTGGAGCGCCGCATCCGAGCGATGGAGGGAGGGGCGTGAACCTCGAGT